CACCAAATGTTACGTCATAGGTTACGACAACGACACCGTATATCAGTACACCCTTAGTACGGCATGGGACATTTCGACGGGGAGCTATGCCAGCAAATCAATGTCGGTAACCAGCCAAGAAACAACCCCACAAGGTTTAGCATTCTCATCTGATGGAACAAAGTGCTATGTCATAGGAAGCACAAGCGACACGATCTATCAATACACATTAAGTACTGCATGGGATATTTCGACAGGTAGTTATGCAAGCAAATCAATGTCGGTATCTAGTCAGGAAACTAGCCCAGTCGGCCTCTCCTTCTCGCTTGATGGAACAAAGTGCTATGTAGTAGGCACCACCAACGACACCGTATATCAGTACACGTTAGATTCCGCATGGGAGCTAACGAATGTCTCCACGGCAATAACCAGCTTCGGGGCAGCGTCGTCACTTCAGTCTGGCACTATCATCCATTGTAGGGCCTCCGTTACAAACGGCACGCTCAGCCTAACGCACAACGCCACGTCGTTAAAAATCCCTGGCAGCACGAATCTGACTCTCGCAGACGGCGATATGTTTGATGTTCGCAAAACATCAGATTCAAGCGCCTATTGGGAAGTCATAAAAAGACCATCTGTACTGACTTCAGGAACACAGAAAACTCTATCGACCGGGTCGCCAACATACGTTGATTTCACCAGCATCCCCCCCAACGTCAAAATGATCGTAATAATGATCAACGGACTTAGCGGGAGAGGAACGTCAAACTTCATTATTCAGATAGGCGATAGCGGAGGTATTGAGACTAGCGGATATGCTGGATCAACCGGGAATATCAATACCGGAACATCCGTATCAATGTCGTCTGGCTTCACGTTTGCGATTGCCGCAACAGCCACACATACGTATAACGTCATGGCAACCCTAACGCTCATGGATTCAAGTACAAACACCTGGATGTACCAAGCGAACACCGGTTTCACGTCAGTTGCGGCCGCGTCAGTTTCGTGTGGTAGCAAGTCCCTGAGTGCAACGCTGGATCGTGTGCGCCTGACAACGGTTGGCGGGACTGATACGTTCGACGCAGGCACGATGAACATATCTTATGTGAGCTAAAAAATGCCAAACAAGCTAATTATTGATTTATCGACCGGCGAATACAAGGTTGAACAACTGACGCAGGATGAGGAGGCTGATGCGCTCGCCAGGGAGGCGGCGGAGGAGGCATTAGAGGCCCCCAGAAGGGCAATCCTTGCGGCTGACAACTCCGCAAAGGAGTACGCAAAAGCCGATGCAGTCATTCAGTACCTAGTCAACCACACCCCAGCAGAATGCGCCGATTACGTTCAGGCGAACGTCACAGACCTGGCCAGTGCAAAGCAGTTCTTGAAGAAAGTCGCAATGGCGCTAAGTGTGCTTGCGCGGAGTGAATTGAGATGACCCGCGAAGACCTAAAGCGCGCATGGAAGTATCTTAAAGGCGACGGCTGCACCGCTGTTCCTGACTTGACCTATTCCAAGTGTTGCCGCGCACACGACGCGGACTATCGCTATGCCGTCAATGAGGAAGGGGAACCATTGACGCGGGCCGAAGCTGACAAACGATTGCGCGAGTGCATGATGAAAACAGGCAAGACGCCCGTAATAGGGCGTTTTTTATTGCCGTGGGTTTTTTGGCTAGGCGTCCGCGCTGGCGGTGGCGGGATTTGGAATGGACATAGGGATAAGGAGGGAAAGAATGGATGAATACCAAGGCCCCGAGCGCAGACAGTACCCCCACTTGTCAGACGATCAAATCGAGCGAATCGCAGAAAGAGCAGCGGAGCGCGCATTGGAGAGGGTTTATACATCCATCGGCAAATCGGTCGTCAATAAGATTCTATGGCTTATTGGGGCGGGCGCTCTTGCGCTGGCTGCATGGATGAACGGGGCCGGACATTTACCGATTAGCAAGCCATAACCCGCCAAAAGGACAAATCATGCCGGTTATAACCTTCCCCAAAGGCCCGGACACAGCACCCAAGGAAGACCCGCCAGAACTACAGGAGGGCGAGGTCGAATCGTCGTTCTGGGAATGCGGGTGTGGTTGCACGACGTTCTACTTGTGGGCGGACGGTGAAGCGGTATGTTCGCAATGTGAGCAAGTTCTGCCGTTCGTCTTCGTGACCGATATTTCGTCCCGCGTAGTGGAGGATTTCGATGGCTGCGCCTAGTTGCACGGAAGAACAATTCATCGCTATCTGGAACAAGCTAGGCGGCGCGGCGGCAGTCGCAAAGGAATTAAAGATTCACGAAAGATGCGTGCATCAGCGCCGCAGGGGGATCGAAGCGCGGACAGGCATCAAGCTGGAAGCGAAATCACAACAGCGCCACTATGCGCTAACCGACCATCCTGCTATCAAGAATCTCAGCATAGATACAGGAACGGTTTTAATCGGCTCAGACGCCCATTACTGGAAGGGCATGGTATCGACTGCCCACAAGGCTTTCGTCCGGTTCTGCACCGATCTGAAGCCCTCTGCGGTCATTCTGAACGGGGATGTATTGGACGGTGCGACTATCTCACGCCATCCCCCGATAGGATGGGAGGGGCGACCCAGCTTGATTCAGGAATTGGAAGCCTGCAAAGACAGGCTGGAAGAAATAGAAAAAGCGTCCCCGAAAGGGGCTTCATTCATTTGGACGCTAGGGAATCACGATTCACGATTCGAGACGAGACTGGCTTCCACGGTTCCCGAATACGCCAAGATTCACGGCTTCCACCTTAAAGACCATTTTCCAAGATGGATGCCCGCTTGGGCGGCGTGGATCAATGAAGACGTAGTGGTGAAGCATAGATACAAGGGGGGAATTCACGCCCCACATAACAACACCATCAACAGCGGGAAGACAATGGTAACGGGGCATCTTCATAGCTTGAAGGTTTCCCCGTTCAGCGACTACAACGGGACGCGCTTCGGATGCGACTGCGGGACATTAGCAGACCCCTACGGCCCGCAGTTTTCCGACTACACAGAGGTCAGTCCGGTTGCTTGGAGATCCGGTTTCATCGTCCTGACGTTCAAGGACGGTCGTTTGCTCTGGCCGGAAGTCGTCCATGTTATCGAGGAAGGCTTGGTAGAGTTTCGCGGCCAGATCATCAAAGTTTAGGGGCGCACAAATAGCAAACCGTAGCCAAGACTCGGGAAATTGCTAGGCGGCTGCTCGCTGCCCGCCCCACCTTTTACTAAACAATCGCGCCAATAGTTAAGCAACTGCCGCATCACCGAGGCTCGATACGTAGCGGGCGACTAGGTAGCAGGTAGCGTATAGAGCCGGAATGCTGCGACCGGCTGCGGCACCCAACACCCGAATAATCCTAGGCAGTTCCCACCATCAGGGAGGCCACCATGCGCCCGCTCACCTTCATTCTGCTGTTCGTACTGCTGACCTGCGTCTTTACCCTGGCCGGAGCCGTCACGGTCAAGGGCAACACCATCGAATTCTCGGACGAGGACATTGCCGAGTGCATTGTCGGCGGTGGTTGCCGGATCGTAACGCAGAAGGTGATTGACGAGGCCGTGTCGAAAATCGAGTTGCTGGAGCGCCAGTTGAAAGAGGAAAGGAGCAAGCGGTGCGCGTGAGCGAAAATGGTATCGACTTCATCTGCCAGTGGGAAAAACTCGCCCTGGAACCATACAACGATGGTGCCGGGTATATGACCATCGGTTTCGGCCACCGGGTCCGGGAAGGCGAACACTTCAAGCGGATAGACGAGGATCAGGCCAAAGACCTGCTTATGTCTGATATTGAGGACGTGGAAATCAAGCTGTCGGACTGCATCGAGCGGGAGATTAGCCAAGAGCAATTTGACGCATGCGTTTCCTTGGCGTTCAACATCGGGAATCATGCTTTCGAGCGATCCACCCTGTTGCAGAAATTGAACCACGGCAGGCCATTCAAGGAAGTCTCGCCGCAGTTCGATAGATGGGTATTTGCCGGGTCGAAGAAGATGGCCGGGCTAGTCAAGCGCCGCGCTGCGGAGCGGAAGCTTTTCGAGACTGGCGAATACGATGCGAGGCATTAGGCAAAATCTGCCCACCTCGCTCGGCGTCAATCCACTGCGCCTTCGTCGGCAAGCTGTCGGCCGTCGCTCGCGTTGCGCACGTCGGGCACAGCGCCACATTCAGCGGGCCGGTGCCGTACCAGTAGCTTGTCGGCGTCCGGCACACGCAGCAGTTCTCCTTCGGCCAGCAGTTCTTCTCGCTGGGTTCCTTGTGCACTTCAACGCTCATCGCATCCTCCACAATCGGGCCTAACACCAGGTCAACCGGACTGCCTGCGGCAGCCGGTTACCAAGCCGTTGGGCGGCATCGTCGCCGCTTCTGCTATGGCTTCGCGCAAGATGTTCTCGGCCTTGAACAACGCGCCCTTCGTGTCCGGTTCGGACAACAGCATTCGGTAACAGCGCATCATCGCGTCAAGCATCTTCGGGGCTGCGGCAAACAGCCGCGCATTAGCGGCTTGGTCGTCGCAGCACATATCGGCCACGGTGTATCCGCCGTTTTCATCGGCGGCCATAACACGCCAATTTCCGCCTTCTTCGCTTGCGTAAAGACCCTCTGTGTGTGGCATTTCAGTCTCTCCGGGCGCAGCCGCCCAACCAGTTAATCGATCGGACCGGCCTAATCGGCCGTCCGCTCATTGCCAGCGTTAACCTTCCTCATGCCGCCACCTTCCTAATCCTGATTAGCTCGGCAGTCTTGGCCTTGTACTCGGCTTTGATCCGCTTGGCGTCTTCTATTGTCCATCGTATTACCTCATTAGATTGTTCCAAGCTCTCTGTTCTCCGCTGTCCAATTTTCGATATAAGTCCCCGCCTGTACTCGATTGCGTTTCCGCTTTTGTGCTGATTGCAGGGGACGCATTGCTTGTGACAGTTAGTTTCATCGAACCGCAACTGCGGAGCCGCACCAACGGAACGATAGTGGCCGGCATCGTAAGCTCCACTATGGAACCGTCCGCATGAGATGCATGGAAGGTCACGGTCGCGTTCTCGGATGTATCGGTTGAATTCAATTTGTGCCTCCTTTAGCCATTGCGTCCTAGTCTTTAGCTTCTCTTTCCTCGCCCGCAGTTCCTTGCGTTCCGCCTTCTCTCTTACTTGTCTTGCGTACTCCGCAGCGCATTCAATCGATCCACAGACTTTTTGTGTCATCCGCCATTTTTTGTATTCGACGAGGCAGACTTTGCAGCGGGCCAACTATGCCGCCTCCATTACTGGAAAATCCAGCCGTACCCCGCGCCGCATAAAATCCGATTGCACCGCTTCCAAATAGGCCGAGAGTTGCGGCTTATCCATGAGAGACGTAACCGGCAGATAGCGCATTGCGTAAAGCTTCTTTTCGTAGCTCATGCCCTTGATTGCGGTATCGTAGAATTCCTTAAATGCCTCATCCTCGGCGCGAAGGATCGGAACTCCGTGATGGAGCTTGCAATAGCATTTCCAGCCTAGCGCGTCGTCTTCCGGCAAGTCTTTAGCAAGCTGCTGGTACCAGGCATGCGAAATGGCGTTTTGCTCAAGGCTGCGCCTGGCTTTGCGTCCGCATGTTGGGCAGCGGTTACTAATCATTCCTTCACAGCCTCGCGTATCCTTGCCCAAACATCTTGAACGCCCTCAAGCGCAGCAACGGCTTCGGCGGCAAGCTCCGGCCCTACTTCCTTCGACAGCTCTTCCGCGATGCACAATTTGCACTTCCCACCGCCCCTTCCCGGCCCTCGGCCACAATCGCAAGTGCTGAACGTGCTAGGCCACAGCGGGAACTGGCGCTGTAGGTTCATGAAGATTTGCCAGACTTGGTCGACTTTGTTCATATTTCGCAGCACCGCGCCGTCCTGTCGGTAAATTCGTATGCGTCGTGAATGGCATTCCGCTTGCCGACGCATACCCCGCATTCCCAAGTCCTGTGCAGACCGTCCTTGCTTGGCTTCCACTCCCCGCCAGTAGGATTGCGGCGGGCGTGGCAGTTGTCGCAATAGCGTTTGTCTGCGATGAGAAAGTGTTTCCAGGGCTTCACGGCCAGCGCACTCCGGCAATCGCCCGCCAATGGATGCCGAACGGATCGCGCTTATAGCGCACCACCCGCGCCCGCGTGCCGTCCTGGCGTTTGATCTTCACTTCCTCGCGTTCGATGCACATGCCGCGCTTTTCAAGCTCACGGATGCGTTCAGAAAGACGGAAGCAGCCGAACTTTTCGTAAGCCTGCGCTTGTGTCAGACCGTAACCGCGTTCAAGCCATTTTCGGATTCGTTCAATTTGCGTCATCACTTACCTCCTATGTAACGGTCAATGAATTCGGCCCAAAGCTTCACGCCCCAAGCCAGCCAAACGCCACCGACAGCAGCGAAGATGATTTGCTCAACGAATTGCGCAAGGTCAAGCAGCGCGTCATGGTCACTCATCGCGCAACCTCGCCGCTTCCTTCACGACTTCTTCGCTCACCGCATGCCCGTAGACTTCCGGGTCGGTGAGCTTGTCAAGGAAGTTGCGAACATCGACCGCCCATTGCGTGTCGCCGTCGTCATCCACAAAATCCAGATGGCCGTCGAACGAGAATCCGCAGCCGCGCAAGAATTGTTCGAAGGCAGAACACATTGCATCAAGATTGTGGAAATGATCGAGGGCGTAGCGCATTGCCTCATGGCTGAGATCGCGGTAATTTGTTGGCCGCATGTAGTGCATATGCGTCTCGCCGTCTTCACCGACAGAAACGAACACCGTATCGCCGGGCCTGACTTCAAGTTGTCTTCCTTCGCTCATACTGCCATCCTTTCCTGTTCCTTGGCTGCTTCCATGGCCTCACGGTCAGTATCGAACCTACCTATCGTTTCCTTTCCCCGATAGAGCATGTAAGCCTCCTCGCTATTCACCAGAAAATTACACACAGTCCATTCACCGCATACCCATGCGTATTGCCCGAGGCGCGTCCATTTCTTTTCGAGTGCGGAGCGGGCGCGGGCGACTTTTTCCTCGCTACGCAAAGTTCAACTCCATCGTCTTTGCGCGTATGCAGGTAGGCCGCTTTTCCCATTTCCATGTCTCGCCGTCGTTCTGCGAATAGGCAGAGTAAATCTGTTTGCAGCATGTGCAGCGGAAGCGTCGCTTCAGTTCCCCGCTTGTCTTCAGCCGTTCCACGGATACCGGGGTCATCTTGGAATTGCAGCAGACGGAGAGGATCATGCGTGCGCCCTTTCGCTGAGTTTTGCGCGGATACGGTCTTTGAACTGCGGCCATCCCTCGCCCGCTCTTGGGGATAGGCCAAGCTCCCGGCCCTTGGCTTCGGTAGCGGCGTCGGATGACCACCATTCGGCCACCTTCGCGCCGCTGATGGTCTTCGGCTCGAAAAGTCCAGTCCAGCCGTTTGCAATCGACTGCTCAACCGCCACGGCTTGTCCGTTCCCGTATCCGGCCAGCTTGCGCTGGGCGGCCAGTATCGAGGCTGGCTTGATCGGCTTGCGGATGTCCGTGCGGTATTGCATCCATCGGTTCCAGGCTTCAAGGTTCAAACCGGGAACAAAATCCCCCCCGGGGGGTATGGGGGGTTTACTTACTGGTTCTTGGTTCTTGGTTTGGAACCCATTTGCAACCGATTCGGAACCCATTGGGTTTCGTTTGGGTTTCTGTCTTCTTCCTCCTTTGATTCCATTGGATTTATTGGCCTCGCAACGCTTGCGATATTTAGCTATTTCCGCCTCGCATCGTGCATGTTTCCACCCATGTTCTGACGGTTCGAAAAACTCTCGCAACACGTTCGCAATTAATTCGCTATCCATTCGCAAGCGACGCGCAACCCACTGGGTTTCGTTTGGGATAGGGGCCTCTGTGTCGTAGTACATATCGAGCAATCGGCGGTATGCCAAATCCTCCATTGGTTCCAGATGCGCCGTAGACTTCAAATAGTCCCCAAGGTGGAACGGGTAGTGATGCACCTACGCCCTCCGAATCTTCTCAACCACTTCCTGCGCGTACTCGAAATTAAGTCCGATCAGATCGCAAATGCTCTCCATCCGGCCATCCTCGAAGAACCTGTTTGCCTCGAACCTGTCGCCCTTGGTGTGACTGCCTGAATGACATTTCTTCAGGGAGTCGGAGACGGCTTGCACGATTATATCGACCATCAGCCGTGTTTCAGGCTTCCCGTTATTCATGGCATGGCGTAGTAACGCCTTGCGGGTTAGGTGCATCTTTGTGGAGAGGGCTAGTGTCAAGTGCCACCTAAAATAAAAAGCCCCCGGCACTCAGGCCAGGGGCGAACCGGCTAGTTACAACCGGAGGGAGGTTCATGCGGAAACCTGTGCAGGCTTTGCAGCAGGGTCGGCAACCAGCTTCCCGCCAGTCTGCATTTCATACTGTAGCTGGCGAAGATGGGGTACGCTATCCTCTTTCCATCCGGCAACCGATGGTTGCTCAATCCCGATGGCGGATGCGGCTTTTTTCTGCGTGCCGTAGTAGGCAATGATTTCGCTTTTCTTCATGCGTTCATTATAGGAATTACAATACACTTGTCAATAGGTTCATCGATAAATTTATAAAAGAACCTCATAGAAATTTTTTCGTAATATTATCATTCTTCCTATTGACTTCCAATATCGCGCCCCCTATACTGCAATCGTCGGCTAACAGATAGCCGCAGGAATACCCCGGCAGCGCAGCGCCCTAGTGGCGAAGTCAGCGCAGAGTGGATCGGCGGATCAATTGACGAAAGGCCGAACGGGATGGCGAAAGGTGGCAAGTGGTAAGCGGAAGGTGGTAAGCGGGAATGAATAGCAGTAGCACTCAGGCGGAAACGTCCTGAGATGTGCGCCCGAAGTGTAGGGCCAGCGGCCAGCCGGTAGCCAACCCGGAGACAGCGACCGCGCCGGAACTCTGTAACCGGCACTTATTTAGGAGGGAATCATGAGCCTCAAAGACTACCAGGAAGGTCTAGACCGCGCCGCCGAGAAGGCGCAGATCATCGACCAATACATCGACGAGCATGAATTACTGCGGGACGCCGACGCCTTCGGCAGTTCGTTTGACAGGAATCAAGACGCCCTGATTGAAATCTGGCGCATCCTGCAAACCCGCCGCAAGGGCGAGGAAGACATCGCCATTGCGGACATCAAGTCCACCATGGATCACTTGATCCTCGCCGCCGCTACCCGCTACGCCGACAACATTATGAGGCAGCGGGAAGATTATGTCCTGGGTGCGCCGGTATGAGCCTTGCCCGCAGAGCAATACGCCTCTACCCCCGCACCGACTACAACAACCGGAAGACGGTGAATCACCTTCGCCGGGAGTGGATCAGATCAGTCCGGCAGCTTGGCGACAAGTGGATCATCGCCCCGGTAAATCGGATTCAGCGCCATGCCGACAAGGCTGTAATGCTGGCGTGTGTTGTCTCTGCCTTGCCGGTGGAATGGTTATGAGGCCGAGTCCAGAAGAAGCCGAACATATCAGCGGCGTTTGTTCCAAATGCGGGGACAAATGCGAGTCTGTATCGGTCGATGTTGGCATCGGACCTTATGAATACTGGGGCTATAAATTAGTAGACCGCGACATCCGTGAATTGTCGCCGTGCTGCGAGGCCGAGGTTGTTGATGAGCCGGAGGAAGAAGATGAGCCAACAGCAATTTGAACACGAAGTAACACGGGAGCCGACATGAACCTTTTGCAGCGCATCAACGAAGTCCGCAAGTCCATTGACTACATCAAGAAGGACAAGGCGGTTTCAGCAGGTTCTGGCGGCAATTACATGGCCGTCACGCACGACATGGTAACGGCGATGGTTCGCCCGCACATGATTACGCATGGCATCGTGTGCTTTCCGTCGCTGGTGCAGGGAGAAACGATCCAGCCTCCGCCCAAGGCGGACGGCAAAGAGCGCCAGCTTCGATATGAGGCGACCTATGACTTTACCTTCGCCAACATCGAAGACCCGAAGGATTCCATCGTGATTCGTATTCAGGCGCACGCCAACGACAGCGGCGACAAAGCCCCCGGCAAGGCCATCAGCTACGCCAAAAAATACGCCATCCTGAAACTGTTTGAAATCGAAACCGGCGAAGACGAGGAAAGCAGGAACAGGGACGAAAGCCAAGGGCTTGACGAAAACAGAAAGGCCGACCTAATGACGCTCATCAACGAGGCGGAGGATATGGAAGCCCTCCAATCCGCCAGCAAACAGGCTACGCAGGCTTGCAAGGAGGCCAACGACGCCGAGGCATACGCCGAGCTTACCAAGGCATACAAGGCCCGCAAAGCCGCTTTGGAGAAGAAATGAACGACATCGAGCAGCGCAGCAAGGAATGGTTTGCCGCCCGCCTCGGTATCGCCACGGCGTCACGGTTTTCCGCTGTGCTGGCGAAGATCAAGACCGGGGAAGCGGCAGAGCGTCGAAACTACCGGGCGCAGCTTGTAGTCGAAAGACTAACCGGGAAACAGGTGGAAACCTACCAAAATTCAGCGATGCAGCACGGCACGGAACAAGAGCCGTTCGCCCGCATGGCGTTTGCCGCCAAAACCAGGGTAATCGTGGATGAAGTCGGGTTCCTTCGGCATGCGGTTATAGAGGCCGGATGTTCTCCGGACGGGCTGATTGACGATTGCGGAATGCTCGAAATCAAATGCCCGTTCCAGACAGCCGTTCATATCGACACCCTGAAAAACGGGATGCCGAAAGAGCATATCCCGCAGGTTCAGGGGCAAATGTGGATTGCTGGACGCGAATGGGTTGACTTTGTTTCGTTCGATCCGCGCATGCCTGAAAAGCTGCAACTGTTCGTTCAACGCATCATGCGCGATGAGGAATACATCGCCAACCTGAACAAAGAAGTCGCCGCATTCATGGAAGAAGTGAAGGCGGAAGAAGCGCAACTTATCAAACTCGCAGCGTAAGGAAACGATATGCCGAACTACCAGCAAACCACCATCATCGGGCATCTGGGCCGCGATCCTGAATCCAGGCACATTCCGAGCGGCGACCAAGTATGCAATTTCTCCGTTGCCGTAACAGAGAAATGGGGCGGCAAGGAAACGACAACTTGGTTCCGCGTGAATGCCTGGAAGAAACTTGCCGAGGTCGCGCAGAACTACCTCAAGAAAGGCGATGCAGTGATGGTCGTCGGGCGCATGAATGCTAGGCAATGGGAAGACAAGGACGGCCAGAAGCGCGAATCATGGGAGCTTACTGCGGATCAGCTTCGGCTGATGGGGGCGCGGTCGCAGCCAAAAGAACAAGACAAGAAGCCCGCTCCTGCTGGCGGGTTCGAGGGCATGGACTCGGACATCCCGTTCATGCGAATTGATGCTTGCGGGGCTTGGCGGGTGATTTAGTGCGGATGCCGCCCAACGGCGAGGTGAGGGGCGCGAGCTTGACGGCGCAGCCGGCATGCGAAGCGTCCAGCCGCGAAGCGGCGACCTCGACCGTGGTGTTATGCGGCGCGGATTTGGGGAAGATGGAACCGACACAAGAGCAGATTGGCGACGTGCTGACGGCGATAGCCGCAAGAGCGGATGCCGAACTGATGGCACTCGAAGAGGCCGAGCTTGCGGCGCGGTGGTACTGGCGCTGGGAAGAAGGCAGAAGCATCGAGTGGAACACCTACAAGTTCAGCGACATGCTGGAAATGCACAAGCGGCAATGCCGGCGCTGGGAAGAGCGCCACAACGGAAGCTGCTGCGTCGTGGAGCGAGTGCGCGACAAGTACGTGATGCCGCGGGTGCGCGAATTCCTGGCTGCGCTAGCGACGCATAACGCTGGCGTAACCGGCGCGGAGCCGCAGGCGGAGCGTCCGCGTTGACGCAAATGTTAGGCAGAGGAGAATGAGATGGAACTGTTTAAAAAGACATACGACGGAGAAAGTATTGTTGATGTTGGCCGTGACGTGTTTGAGGCGTTTGATAAAGACTTCAACCCACCAGCGGCAGCGATACCGCAAGACGATCACGGTTTCCCGCAAGGGGAGTTCGTCGTAACGATTGAGTGGGTGCCTAACGCAGAGCTAAGGGGCCGGCCGCTTGCGGACGGTCCCGCTTGAGCGCCGGGTTATGCGGCGCGAAGGATGAGAGATGGAAAAACGAACCGTGTTTTTTACGATGGTGATGCACCCGGCTACAGGCTGGACGAGGGTCGGGAATGCGTACCCGTCGCGCAAGGCTGCTGCCGACTGGCTGCCGTTTGTTCGTGGAGCGTGGCGCGGCCTGCGGGCGAAGGTATCGCAATGCACGGTGCGCCTTGATGGCGGCAAGATCTGCGAGCAGTCGCGGCGCTTGCTGGATGAGAAGTACAACCTTGACGCATAACGCATAGCTAAGGGGCGCGACGCGGCCTTATCGCGGCGCGTCCCGCTTGAGCGACGGGTTGGCAGGCAAAACGGTAACTACGGAGTGATGATGGCTGAACTAGCGATATTCGGAACTGATTTATTCGGAGAGGTGATTAAGCCGAAGGCAAGCGGGCCGGTAGCCGAGCGATTCACGCTGCCGCCCTTTACGGTGCTGGATGCCAAACAAGGAGAATGGCTGGAACGCAAGCGCGCATGGCTGTCCATTGGTTTGCAGTCTGAGGTAGGACGAAACGCCAAAGCCTACAACGACCACGAATGGCAGCGCCTCGTAAACGGTAAGGCGGTGACTGCGGGCGATGGGACAAGCATTTTCGACCCGGTGCTGTGCGAGCTGGCATACCGCTGGTTCTGCCCGCCGGGCGGCCAGGTGGTCGATCCGTTCGCCGGCGGCAGCGTGCGCGGCATTGTGGCCGGCGCTCTTGGCCGGAAATACTGGGGCGGCGAGCTGCGGCCCGAACAGATTGCAGCGAACGAGACACAGGCCGAAGACATAGCGCCAAGCGTGCGCCCGGTATGGGTGTGCGGTGACAGCATGGAAACGCTGCCCACAGCGCCCGAGGCTGACTTCGTGTTTTCGTGCCCGCCCTATGGCGACCTGGAAAAGTACAGCGATGACCCGCGTGATTTAAGCGCGATGGACTGGCATGCGTTTGTGGCCGCATACAAGCGGATCATTCTGCGCGCCGTTGGCAAGATGAAGCCAGACACCTTTGCGTGCTTTGTGGTCGGTGACTTCCGCGATTCGCGCGGGTTCTATCGGAACTTCGTGAGCGAAACCATCGACGGATTCGAGCAGGCCGGCGCGCGGCTATACAACGAGGCAATTCTGGCAACGCCCGTAGGCACTGCGGCGATGCGCGTGACGAAGCAGTTTGAAAGCGGCCGGAAGCTGGCGAAGACGCACCAGAACGTGCTGGTGTTTTGCAAGGGTGACCCGCGCGCACAGCCGCACGCAAGTGCGGTGCCTAACGCCGCTTTGAGGGGCGGCGAAGCCGTCCCGCTCGAAAGCACAGTTATGCAACAAACGGGGGATTGAACAATGGCGATACCAGACAATGCGAAGCTCGAAATGTATGACGACCTGGCGAACACGGTCGAAGAACTGCACGACGAAAACATGCTGCTTCGGCAGGCGATCAAGCAGACGCTCGACGCGAACGGGCACTTGGCCGACGGCGAGGTGTGCACGCTCCTGCCGCTCAAATTGGCGCTTCGGAAGGTTGGCGCGCCGTGGGACGGTGACGAGTTGCATAACGCGGAGCTAAACGGCGGCCGTAGGCCGTCCGTTTGAGCGACAGGTTAGGTTTCACTGGTGGCGCACTGACAAAGGATGAAGATGGCAGAGAAAGTAGTGATCGGGAGCGCGGAACTTTGGCTGGGCGACTGCATGGAGATTCTGCCTACGCTTGGCAAGGTGGATGCGGTTATCACGGACCCGCCCTACGGGATTGGATCTTGGTCAATCACCGGGGGCAACTCGCTAAGTGCCCAAGAGGCCGCCGACGCAAACGCTTGGGATGTTGCGCCGGATGCGGAGGTGTTCGCCGCGCTGCGTGCGATTTCCGACGAGCAGGTTTTTTGGGGGGGGAATTATTTCATTGCGCACCTCGGCAACTGCCGATCCCCCTTGCTGTGGGACAAGAAAAACAGGGGCATGCACTACGCGGATGGGGAGTTCGCTTGGACTTCCTTTAAGCGGGGGACGCTTCGCATTTACGACAAAGCGTTGCAGGGCACAGAGGTAAGGCAAGACGGGCGCGAACACCCGACGCAGAAGCCGGTAGGGCTGATGGAGTGGTGCATCAAGTGCGCGGGGGAACCCCAAACCATCCTCGACCCCTTCATGGGCAGCGGCACCACCGGCGTCGCCGCCATGAACCTGCAACGCACCTTCATCGGCATCGAGCGCGAACCCAAGTATTTCGACATCGCCTGCCGCCGCATAGAGCAGGCCCAGGCCCAGGGGCAGCTACTACCGCCAGAGAAAGCGCCCGAGCCTGTGCAGGAGGGGCTGTTGTGAAACCTAACGCTAACGTAACCGGCCTTGCGCCGGGAAAGGACGACAAATGAACCACGAAACGCTGCCGGCGCAAGGTCCGGTTGACGTAAATGTTATGCCTCCGGACGACATGCTGCCGATGGTTGGCTCAAGCGGCGGCAAGTTTGCCCTGAAGTTCAACCCGGAGCACCAGCAACACGGGTGGATTTTCTACGACAACCACGGCAAGTGGGTGACTCTGCGCCGCGCACTGCCGCATGAGATCGAGCGGGCGAAGGCGATCATTGAAATGCGCGAAGTGCTGGCGAACGTGCCATGCAGAGCGTGAGGCATAACGTCGAAGTTCAGCGGGACGCGCAGGGTTTATTGCGCGGATCCGCTGGAACGACGGGTTAGGGGACGGAGGACGCCATGCGAGGTATTTGCCAGAGCAACAGCGCTTACAGGGGGATGCACGAACCCTACGTCGAAGGGACGCCACGTAGCGCAATGACTTGGTACGTGTGCCGGTTGTGCGGGCAGCGCGAACCGAGAGGGATGGGCGCTTTTTATGGGCAACCAACGTGGGAAGCCCCGACACTTGAACAGCGAGTAAAGAAACTGGAGGACGCAATGAAGTCCCCTAACGTGGAGTTGAGCGGCCTGCGCGGCTCTTTGCGCAGGTCCGCTCGAACGAAAGGTTAGGTTTCTCGGGATACTTACTCACGGGCGGCCTCAATTTCTGCACGTTGGCGGCGGCCTTCATCGAGCGAGCGGATACGTTGAACGACATCATGAAAGTGCGAAACATCTTGAGCGACGGACAATCCGGGCAAGGCGTCACCGTGGGCGCGATTAGCGCGATAAGCGGTCATGACTCCGACGATTTGAACTCCATCGGTTTCGGTGGAGTACAGAACGGGGCTGCCGCTAACGCCGTTGATAGCGACGCCGTCAATAAGGTAAGAGCGGTTGTCGTCGCGCCTGGCGCTAACGGCCCCGTTGAAGAAGCACACGGTGAAAGGCTCGATAGCCGGATAGCCCAGCCAGCCGACTTCGACGCCGATGGAGAGGCGACTTTCTATGGGACGGAGTGGTATCAAGCCATCTGGAAATTGAAGCTTGCCGCTTTCAAGAAGTATCACGGCTGAATCTGTTTTCCAATCTGGGACGATGATGCGTTGAGACTCTTTGAGAAATACCGTTTGCGAAAAGCCATAGCTATGCAATTTGATCGGTTGTTGCCATTCGTCAGCGGAAGACACGACATGCAATGCGGTTGCTATAGCGCACCACGTTCTGTCTTCGTTGTAGGAATAGAGGAATCCGGTGCCGCTACCGGACGGGGTATCGATCTTGACGATGTACGGGCTTACCTTCGTAACGATTTGATCCCAGTTCATAGTGACCTCGGAATAGAGAAACCTAACGCACTAGGTGAGGCGCGACCGGAATGACGCGAAGCGGCATGGAGGGCGTCGCACTCGACCGACGGGTTAGCCCGGTTTTGGTCGGATGCGAAGAGAGCCAGACGATAACCAAGGCACTGCGGGATGCTGGGCATGAGGCGTACTCGTGCGATCTTGCGCCGACACGGGGGAACCCTGCTTGGCATTACCAGCAGGACATTTGCGAAGTGATACCGACCAGGCGATGGGGGTTGATTATCTTGCACCCGGACTGTACTGCCATGGCAGTGAGCGGGAACCGCTGGTATGGGCGCGGGATGCCGATGCACCACAAACGAGAGCAGGCAATTGCCTGGACTGTCGGGCTTTGGGAACTGGCAAAGCAACACGGGGAGAGGGTTGCCCTCGAAAACCCGGTGAGCGTGATTTTCCAGCACCTCGACGCGCCGGTTTGCTATGTGCAGCCGTATGAGCACGGGCACGGAGAAACCAAAAAGACCGGGTTTGCCCTGCACAATTTGGATCCGCTGAAACCGACCAACTTGGTTGACGGACGGGAGCAGCGTATTTGGAAGATGCCACCATCACCAACACGCAAGCGCGACCGGAGCCAGACGTTTGAAGGCATCGCGCAGGCGGTGGTGATGCAGTGGGCTAACGTTTAGCTTAAGGGGCGCGCGGATTTTCGCGCGTCCCGCTTGAAGCGCCTGTTGGGCGCAGGAGCGTGGGAAATGGAACGAATGATGATGCGGGCAATGGCGACCTACGAGAAACAGCAAGGGCGTGAAATTGATGCGGTGGAGCAGCATGTTTTCCGCACTGCCTACGCGATGGGAGTACAGGACCAGCAGTCAGAGACAGCTATAGCCGCCGCGAACACGCGCGATGCGATGCGCCCGGCACTCGATTTGCTGCACGAGTACATGGATTCGGTCGGCGGCTGCGACCACTCGGTCGGGATTTGCCAATGCGGCGAATACGCCGTCCTGGGCGATGCCGCGAAAGCTGTTGGCTGGGTGCCGCCCAACGTGGGAGCTGAACGGCGGCCGTAGGCCGTCCGTTCGAGCGACGGGTTAGGTTTCACTGGTGGCGCACTGACAAAGGATGAAGATGGCTGAGAAAGTAGTGATCGGGAACGCGGAACTGTGGCACGGGGATGCGATGGAAGTGATGGCCGAACTTGCGCCCGTGGACACGCTGGCGACGGACCCGCCGTATTTCCTGCCGGCTGCGCACTACAGCGTTCGCTCTGGCAGTGCGCGCAGCATTGGCGACCTGTCGATACTGAACCACTACTTCGCGGACTTCTTCAAGGCTGCATGCCGATGCCTGAAGGCCACGGGCACGGCCTATGTGTTCTGCGACGGGCAGAGCTACCCGGTGTTATACGCCACGGCCTACAGCCACTTTCGCAAGCTGCGACCGCTGATCTGGGACAAGAAGACCAGCATCAACGGGTATTCCTGGCGCCACCAGCACGAACTGATTTTGTTCTGCGAGGCCGAGAGCGCGCCGAAGGTGCCAACGGGTGACGGCGACGTGATCGAGCACCGCAGCGAGCCGATAGGCGACCGCGAGCACTTGGCACAGAAGCCGGTGGGGTTGATGAAGCGGCTTGTTGAGAAGACGACGCCGGCCGGTGGCGTGGTGCTGGACCCGTTCATGGGGTCGGGCACCACCGGAGTCGCGTGCGAACAGTTGGGCCGGCGCTTCGTGGGGATTGAACTCGAACGCCGGTACTTCGACATCGCGTGCGAGCGGATCGCAGCGGCAAAGAATCAGGGCGAGCTACTGCCGCCCGAAGAAACAAGACAGCCTGTGCAAGAGGGGCTGTTGTGAAACCTAACGTTGAAGTTCAGCGGGACTCCGGCGGCATTATCGCCGGAGGCTCCGCTGGAACGACGGGTTAGCCATCAACGATTGACGGGAGAAAAGACATGAAAAAACCAGAAAACGAAAAACGTGACATTGAGAAATGCAGGGACGAAATACTGCGGATTTTGCGTGAGTACAACTGCACGTTAATGGACCCCGATGAAGGAAGCCATGTGCTGTTGTACGACAACGACACGCGCGAAACAATCAACGCGCTGCGCAGTTGATGGCTAACGCCTAGCTAACCGGCGGGCGCTGCTTTTGCGCCCGTCCGTGTTGAGCGACGTGTTAGGTGCCGTACCACCAGGGCCGATTTTTGGAGACACAAATGCAACTAGACACAATGACTGCCGAACTGGAAACAGCACGGAAGATTTTCTGGCTTTTGCGCGAAGACCATATTTTCCTGACGAGCTACAACGACGACAAAAAGACTTGGGACGACGGCGCTTACCCGGCGATTAACTGCAATGATCTGTTTGTTCCGGGAGCGGATGCGGAGAACCTTTCAGCCGAAGACTTGGATGTCTATATCGAGGTCGTGAAGCGGTGGCCGAACGCTGGAAGTTACGCATGGTGTGCCGTGAAGCGCAGCGCGAAACCGTGGCGAACGATTGACAAGAACACTTGGGCGGAAGAGTACGAAGACGCGGTGGCAGGGATTACCGCGATGTTGGCACCTAACGTGAAGTAGCCACCATTTCGTCCACTAAAGTTTTATTGGACACTGCTAACAGTATGTTAACAAATGGCTAAATCTAAAGACTGGTGCCTAATACAGTGAAAACAGACATCCACCCGCTAGTAGATTTCCACCTCCGCAATTGGGCGCTATGGATGCGCCACCCAGGATTGAGGCTAGGCTACCCGGCCAGATCGGCAGGGATTCAGTGCGGCGGAATCAGCGGGGATGATGCGTTTGATTGCCTGTGCGAGCAGGCCGACGAACACGCCGCCGTGGTAATGAACCGGATCATTGACGACCTATCCCCAGACGAAGCCGCTGCTATCAACCACCAATACCTGCATGCGGTGTATAGGCTGCGGAACCTGGAGGCCAGTTTCGAGCGGGCGGTGGGTAGGGTGTGGCGGGCGATGCTGGCGAATGGCCTAGCATAAAAACATGAAAAACATATTGACTTTCGGCAAATGATTTGCTAGGATTAACTCGTCACCTCGCTCGCCCATACGAAACGTAAAGCCGCCTCTGCGCGGCTTTTTTCATTTCCAATCATGGATATAGATAAAGCCCGGAAAGCGTTTAATTCTCAAAAAAGCGGCGCAAAAAGACGCGGAATCAAGTGGAATTTGACGTTTAAGGAGTGGTGCGACTTTTGGGGAGAAGATTTTCATAATCGCGGGTCTGGCCACGACAAGCTGTGTATGCAGCGATTCCATGATAATGGCGCATACGAGATAGGGAACATTAAAAAGGGGTTCCCTCAAGAAAACATGAGGACTATGGGGAATGTTCGGCGCGTGAAATTGGCAAGAATTGCAAAAGCCGAGCACGAGGCATCGCTAGACGCTGCAAATGTGATCCCTGTTGATTACGAAGATGAAGACGAATCAATCTCCGCGTATTTCTCGAAAAGCGGAGGGTATTCTGCTGTTAATGGACTAACGTTTGCCATAGATAAAAATAGATAATTCCCATACGCATGGCCTTGGATACGCGATCATGACGCGGACAACAAAGAGACTCCGAGGTCAGCCGTATGGGTATCAGCCGATAGCAACGGATTCGGCTATTTCCGTTAAATGACCCTCAAAGACCTAGTTAGGGGCCAGCCTTCGGGTGCGGAACGGGCAGCCCATCCATAACCCCTCGGCGGCTTCGGTCGCCGGGCGCAACGGCATAGAGGCCGGATAGCCTGGTGCTGACAAAACCGCCGAAACCGGGTTGATCGCCGGCAGAATCGGGACAAACTGGCATCGCTTTCCCCCGGCTGCGACCCCCTCCCGCAGCCTAGCCGCCCCGGCAAGGAATCTGACCCCTTGACCGGTGGCGGTGATTATTCATGCATCCCATAGGAAAATTATGGATAACTACTTAATGCGCCTATACCGCTCCATGATGGGCGGATCGCAACAAGCGCAGCCACAGCCGAAACCCGAAATGCTCGGGAGCGGCATGGCTGCCCAAGCCGGGGAAGTCCTGCAAAGCCTTCCCTATCGCCGCTATGTGCAAGAACAGCAAGCAATGGGCATTCAACCTCTCGACCCGCAATCATGGATGGCGCAGAACCAAGCAAGCCTTCAGCGTACCGCCTATTGATGTGGAAAGAGGCCGAAACAAAGCCTTATTCCGATCAAATCGCCAAGATGCCCCACTACATCACTATCGACCGATACCCGCCAGGCATCCCCTTGCTTGACGGGGAGGTTGGCGCGTTGGCACTGACAGACTTTAGCGGGAATGTCCTTGATGTGCTGCGGCGCATCATTAAATAAATCAATTAACTACAACAGCAGAAACAATGTTCCAGACAGGCAATAGAGCTAACCCAGGTGGGGCCAGGAAATCGAAGCAATGGGCAGAGGCTATCCGCAAAGCGGCGTTGCGCCCTATCGACCCTAAAGACGAGGCAACACACCTTGACGCCTTGGCACAGCAGCTAATAGCCAAGGGATTGCAGGGCGACACTGCGGCCCTCAAAGAAATCGGGGACAGGATTGACGGCAAGGCAATTCAATCAATTGAAGCAGAAGTAACTGCAACGCTATCCCTTTTGGACGCGCTCCGCACAATCAATGCACCAGGAATCCCTACACAAGCTGATATACCTGCGGGACAACCCGAGTGAGTTTGTTAAGCAAGTAATCGGCGCAACTCCTGAGAAATGGCAGGAAGAAGCCCTAAACGCAATTAGGGACAATGACCGGGTTGCAATCCGTTCAGGGCATGGCGTTGGGAAATCTGCGCTTGAGGCGTGGATAACGCTGTGGTGGTTATGCACTAGGTTCCCGGCCAAGATCGCAGCGACCGCCCCAACAGCGCATCAGCTAGAGGATGTGTTATGGGGAGAGGTAGCCAAGTGGCACCGCTCCATCAAGCTAGATTACTTCCGCAATCAATTAGTCATCAAGGGCGATAGGGTCGAGCTTATCGAGGCCCCAAACGAATCATTTGCCGTAGCCAGGACGGCCAGGAAAGAGCAGCCAGAGGCTTTCCAAGGCTTTCATAGCGAGAACATGCTTTTCCTCGTTGATGAGGCGTCCGGCGTCGAAGACATCATCTTTGAGGTAGGCGAGGGGGCCATGAGTACCAAGGGGGCAAAAACCCTCATGGTAGGCAATCCCACAAGAACATCGGGCTATTTCTACGACGCATTCCATAAGGGCCGTGAATACTGGCGCACCATGAAAGTTGGGTGCGCTGATTCGTCGCGCGTGTCGGAAGACTACCCGAAGCAGATGGCCGAGCGTTACGGCATTGACTCGAATATCTACCGAGTCAGGGTCTTGGGAGACTTCCCGCTATCAGAAGACGATGTAGTTATCCCTCTGCACTTGTGCGAAGCGGCCAAGGATCGGCAGGTAGAGACATATAAAGTCGTTCCGGTATGGGGGCTTGATGTGGCTCGGTTCGGATCGGATCGTTCCGCACTCGCAAAGCGACGTGGCAATGCGCTGATGGATCCAATCAAGGCGTGGCATCAGCTAGATACCATGCAGGTATCAGGCAAGGTACTGCTTGAGTGGCATACGACGCCGGACAACGAGAAGCCGCACTCAATCCTATGCGACGTGATTGGTATAGGGGCTGGTGTTGTTGATCGCTTGCGTGAGCTTGGCTTGCCTGCTATTGGTATCAACGTTGCCGAATCTCCTAGCGCAAACGAGCGTTATATGCGATTGCGCGATGAATTGTGGTTCAAGTGTCGGGAATGGTTTGAGGCGAGAGATACCAAACTAAACGACGATGCGCTTGTGTCAGAACTTGTCGGCGTGAAATACAAGATTACCTCTAGTGGCAAATTGCAGGTAGAGAGCAAGGACGAAATGAAGAAGCGCGGCGTTAGGTCTCCAGACCTGGCCGACGCTTTCTGTCTAACGATGGCTGCCGGTGCGGAGCGTTACATAGACCAGCAGATCAACCATGAACCTGAATGGTATCCAGACATATGAGCCAGCAAAACCAATACCCAGTAACGACCAGGACGGTCAACTACAAAGACTTGGTAGTGAAAGCCCACGGCAAGGATTGGAAGAAGCCGGAAACGGTCTATCAATTCTCCAATGGCCGGAAGTTTGAATCGACAGACCAATACGAAACCGGCATCTATCGCACCCCGGAATGATCTATCAGGCCGAAACCAAAGAAGTCTCCGACATGACTATGGCGAAGGAGGTAGCGGAGACCCTGCACGCCCATTATCCTGGCCACCTGTGGGCCGTGACGATTCGTGATGGGGCTTTGGTTATCAAGAATCTCTACCTGTCATCCCTATGGGGCATGGTGCTGCACATTGCGAATATCACTGACGCCGCCATCCGCAAGAAAAGGGTTATCCGTGCGGGTGGCGAGTTTCTTGAGCGCGCCAACCTTCGCAGGGGCAAATACGACGGGCAGGACGTTAAGAATGTGGAAGGCATCAAGGGGAAGCGATGAGCGAATGGCTTAAGCTGGCGAGCGACGCTTATAAGACTTCCACATCCTATGTTGACGCGAACTATCGCAAGCGGTGGGAAGACAACATCGCCCTGTTTAGCAACAGGCACCCGAAGGACTCGAAATACAACTCGGAAACTTACAAGTATCGGTCGAAAATTTTCAGACCGAAGACCAGATCGGTCATCCGAAAGAACGAAGCCGCTGCCGCAGCGGCTTTTTTTTCTAATGTCGACGTGGTGACGTGTGAGCCGCCTAACGATAACGATCCGGTACAAAAGGCCAGTGCAGAGTTCTATCAGGAGCTTCTGAACTATCGCCTGCAAAAAACGATACCTTGGTTCATTACCCTGATCGGCGCGTTTCAGGAATCGCAGGTCATTGGGGTTGTTGCCTCCTACCAATACTGGAAATACAAGGAAAAGACCGTCAAGGTCAAGCAACCCTACATCGTTGACGGCATTCCTCTGCTCAATGAAGACGGAACGCCGATCACGGTTGAAGTTGATTCGACCGAGGTAATCGAGGATAAACCTTGCGTTGAATTGATCCCCATCGAGAATATCCGTTTCGACTCCGGGGCGGATTGGGCCAACCCGGTCGATTCAAGCCCGTACATCATCCGATTGATCCCAATGTATGTTGGTGATGTTAAGCAGATGATGGGCAAGAAAGACCCGAAGACCGGACAGCCCACTTGGAAGAAGCTGGAAGACGGGGAAATCCGTTCGGCTATGACCGAATACGACTCCATCCGCAACGAGCGCGAAGGAAAGATCGAGGATTCCAAGGACAAGGACGCCGCGATTACTGACTTTGAAATCGCCTGGGTGCATGAGAACTTTGTCAGGAAAGAAGGCGAAGAGCTTGTTTATTACACCCTCGGCACGCAGCACATGCTGACCGAGCCGAAGCCGCTGAAGGAAGTCTATTTCCACGGTCAGCGCCCTATAGTGATTGGTTTCTCGGTTATCGAGGCGCACAAGGTTCTGCCTTCTGCACTTGCGGAACTTGGCGAAGGATTGCAGAAGGAGGCAAACGACATCGCAAACAGCCGCTTGGATAACGTCAAATTGGTACTAAATAAGCGGTGGAAGGCCAAGCGCGGCAAGTCTGTCGATATCCCCTCTCTGATGCGAAACGTCGCAGGATCGGTGACGATGATGGATGCCTTGGATGACGTGGAGGAAATCAACTGGCCTGACGTGACTTCATCCTCATACGCCGAGCAAGACCGAATCAACGTCGACTTTGACGAGTTGATGGGGAATTTCTCGCAATCCTCAGTCATGACCTCGCGCCAGCTAAACGAGACTGTCGGCGGCATGAACATGATGCGCGGATCGTCTTCGGCAATGACCGAATACCTTATCCGTACATTTGTGGAAACGTGGGTTGAGCCTGTCCTTAGACAGCTTGTCAAGCTTGAACAAGCTTATGAGACCGACGATGTAATCCTCGGCCTGATCGGTGAGCGTGCCGAAGTCCAGAAGTATGGAATGGACAACATTCTTGACCGCATGCTTAACCAGGACGTGACAGTCAATGTCAATGTCGGTATGGGTGCGACCGATCCTCAATCCAAGCTACAGAAATTCGCCTTCGCTGCTCAGACCGTGGCCGGGATCATGCAAGCCCTGCCGAATGCCGATATGGACGCAGTGCGCAAGGAAGTCTTCGGGCTTGCTGGATACCGGGATGGCTCAAGGTTCTTCGGCGGCAAGGATGGCCCGCAAATCCCGCCGCAGGTTCAAATGCAAATGGAGGAAATGGGCCAGCAGATGCAGGCCATGCAAGAGGGGGCGCAACAGGCCGTTCAACAACTACAAGAAGAAAACCAGCAACTCAAATCGCAATCAGCGATCAAGATGCAGGAGCTTCAACTAAAAGACCAAGAAACAAAGTTGGGCGCTGTGAATGACGCCAACAAGACAGACGCCGAGATACAAAAGGCGCAGATCAAGGCAGAGACGGACTTGGTAATCGAGGCCGCAAGGCTTGAACTTGAGAAGCAAAAAGCCCTCGCTTTGCTTGAAGTCGAGAAGATGAAAGCATGTATGTCCGCTCAATCTGAAATGCACGATGCTGACGGCAAGAAGGAAAACGAGAACGAAGCGCATGAAATGGACATGGCTACTGCCATAGACCAGATCACGCAAAACATGCTTGCTGGAATGTCTCAGGTCATTGCGAGCCTGAACCAGCCCAAGAAAAAGGAAATCACCATGAAAGCGCCGAGCGGGAACATCTATACCGGCGTAGTCAAGGAAACATAAGGAGCATAACCATGCCAAAAGGAACCCCAACCTGTAACAGCATCATCAACCTCATGTACAGAGCCACCGCATGGGCGAACGTGGCGGACAACGCCGCTTCTGCCCCAGTGACTAACGTCAATGTGGAACTGCACACGGCCAACCTAACGGCCTCGACTGCCCTGCAATCGGAGAACGCCGCCACCTATACCAACTACGCCAACCAGGACGTTGCCCGTTCTACCGGATGGGCTGCGGCCTCTGGCGGGGCGACTTCCAACGCTTCCACGATTTCGTTCCCACAATGCGGGGCGAGTGGCAACACGATCACCCATGTATCGACCGGGGACGGCACGAACGCATGGCATTTCGGGGCGCTGAATTCCTCGCTTGCCGTTTCTTCCGGCATTACTCCGCAGTTTGCCGGCGGTGCGCTGACGATCACCGAAAGCTAATGGACGCCAGGAGCGATCTGGACAAGGCGCTATGGGAAAAGATCGGCCCGCCGCTGTACTACTGCGCCGAATGTTTGCTTGCTGTTGAAGTCACTCCGGTCGAAGGATCGGAACCAATCATCAAGCGCAAGTGTGAGCATACCGGCGAGATCATCGCGCCGAGGCGGTCAATCCTCGCAGGGAAGGGCGGGTTGAACCTGCCGAACAAGATCAAGCAAGCCGGGTATCAGATGGCGGCGGCGATCACCGGGCGGTGCGTGTGATGGCCGGGTTTCGGAACGTCTCCGCGCTTGTCGATTCGTTCGACAACGGCAAGTCGTGGATTAGCACATTCAGAAAACAACCAGCCGCATCAGCAACGATAGCGGGGCATTGGTTTGACTATTCCTATGCCGCAGGAAATCCGATCCCGAATTATTACGCCTCTTCTCCGCTGGTAGCCGAGGTACTGGACGAATCCAAGGGGATCATCGTTCCGCGCATGGCGGGGGATGACAAGCAGTTCATTCACAGAATAACTGCGATGACTGCCGCTTCGAGCGCGACAGCGACGACGAGCCAGAATCAACCATTGATGCTTCTGGATTACCTGCTCTATTACCCGTTCATAGACATGGATGCGGCGGGCGAAGATCAGACGATGGGCAACACGGTTACCCTGCCCAGATACACGGATGGGGTAGGGGTGCAGATGATGGTCATATCGCAGGCCCCGACGATTGGCGGGGGACGATTCACGATTACTTACATGGATTCTGACGACAACCCGCAGACGACCGTCAGCATGTATTGCGCCGCAGCGCAACCTGCTGGCTGCGGGGTGCAGGCGGTCAATGCGGCGGGCGGGCTGGCTGCGTTCGTTCCGCTGGCCGCTGGCAGCAAGGGCGTCAAGTCGGTCACTTCCTGTAACTTCTCTGTGGCAAACGGCGGATTGTGCGCCATCGTTCTGGTGAAGGTGCTGGAAACGCATTACGTCATGGAAGAGTGCCGCAGGACTACCACGGGGGCGATTGAATCCTTCGGGGACGCGACGGAAAAGGAAGCCATGCGCCTGCGGGGCGGGATGGCAGAGATCAAAGACGGCGCATTTCTTGGGTTCTATGGGCGGGGAACCGCTGGAAGTCTGGCGTCTTCCGTATTGGTGGGCACACTTGAAACCGTTTGGGGATAAACATGGGCTGGACTAGCCAGGACGACTTAATCAACGACATCACCGTCAACGGGCAGATCGGCCGGATTGACTATCAGAAGACCACTCCGGTGGCCTACGTTGCCGGGACATGGTGTGACCTGGGGATGGCAACAGGATCGGTGCCCGCGAACACTTACGCCGGGACTTCGCTGACCTACTACCCGACCGACGACACTTGGAGCGAGGGCGCGGTCTATCACGGCGGCAACGTCTCCACGGCTACAAAGCACTTCCTGAACGCCTCTGCCTCGATCTTCGCCGCCGCTGGTGCGCCGTGGATTCTCATGTGCGTGGATCAGATGGGATACATCCCGATCACCGGCACGGACGTAACCGGTACGGGTTTGCGGACTGTGACCATGACGGCCCTTGGTGCTGGCGACAGGTGGCCCAATGGTGTTGGGCTGCGGGCGTATTTCTCGACCGAGACCGCCCCCACTGCGGGAGGCCCGAACCTGACGACCTTCACCTACACGGATCAGGGCGGGACTACTGGCGTGTCAATGGGTGTTACGGTGGGCTTCATGGCTACTCCGGTCGCCGGTGCTGTGCCCCATTCGGGCAACGCCGCGACACGTTACGGCCCGTTCCTGCCTCTTGCCGTTGGCGATTACGGCATCAGGGACATTGAATCCTTCACCCTGTCCGGCGGCACGGCTTACACCGGATCTGGTGCCTTGGTGCTGCATCTTGTCAAACCGCTGTGGCAAATCCCGATTCCGTCCAATGGCGTGCTTACTGAGCGCGACTTTGTGAATCAGCTTCCGAGCCTGCCGAAGATTCCCGATGGAGCGTGTTTGCGTTTCATGCTATTCAACACGGGTGCCACGACCAAGACCAGCCCCGTGCTGGTGACTGCCGATTACGGTTGGGGTGGTTGATGGGGTTGAAATGCAACGGCGGGGCAAAACTCCATACCCACGTCAACAGGGTGTGGGGCGGGAACGCCGTTGCCGGAATATATGGGCTTGGTTTGTCCGCCCTGCGTGGGAATTTTGTGCGCGGGAGCGGATGCCAGCGCAATTTCTTCCATCACGATAGCGCGGTTTCCGGGATAAGAACCTCGGGAATCCCCAATGGCTACAGACATCCGGGATCATGGCTACCGCCAGATGAAGCGGGCGGGTTGTCCTCTTTCAACGGACTGACCGGAGAAGGGGAGATTACCGCCGACGCCTGGGCGGTGAAATTGGCCGAGGCTGCGATAACCGGAAGCGGAAGCCTGACGGCCTTCGGTGGCCTCATTGTTCAACTGATTGCATCCATTACCGGAAGCGGGACAGTAACGAACGGCGATATCAAAGCCTTCCTGTCCGCTGTCGCTTCTCTGACGGGTAGCGGGACGATATCGAGTGCGGTCAGGACTGGATTGGGGGCTTTGCTGGCTTCCGTGACGGGTTCGGGGACTGCCGCAGGATCGACCGCTACAGGACTAGGTGAATTGGATGCGGACATCGTTGCGTATGGCGATCTGACCCCGGAAGGGATACGGGACGCAATTCTGAATGCGATCATCGAATCGGGGCTATCCCTTTCCGACGTGCAAAGAATCCTGCTTGCTTTCGCCGCAGGGAATGCCACGGGGCTTGAGGGGGCCGATCCGAAGTTTTACGCGCAGGACGGTTCTACGGTACGAATTGACGGCGCTTACTCTGGTGGTACGAGGACGATAGATAGCCTGAACGGGGATTGATATGGCCTTTGTAGGGGACTATGCAGGCCAGTGGGTAGGCGAATGGTTAGGGCAAGCCCTGAATCCTGGGGCGATGTATGCAAGTTTGTCGGGTGTTGGGAATCTATCTGCTGAGTTTGAGCAGACTACTAATGTAGGCGACGGGATCGGACGGCATAGGCATATCTCGCCAGCCGCAGCCCGTGCGATCATTGAACGCAGCTTAAAGCTGATATCCCAAAAGGCTGTAGACCAGACCCCGCCAAAACAGACTAAAAAGCCAAAGGCGACGACGCAAAAGCCTGCCGCAGCCGATGCTATCGCCGCACAGTCTCAAGCCTTCCTGGAGGCCGAAAAGGCGTTCCTTGTAGAGCAGGCGGTTAGCCAAGTCATCGAAATGGCGACCGCGCTTGATGCCGAGATCAAGGCAGAATTCGCCGCGATAGAGATCGCCAACCAGTTGCAGACATTCGAGGAAGAAATGCTATTCATGTTCATGATGGCTTGCGAAGCTTGATGGATAAGGAAACTCTGATAGCAGAGGCAATCTTGGGGAAGGATGCCGAGGAATTCATCAATTCCGAGCTTGGCCAGTACATGATCGGATCGGCCGAGCAGGAAGCGCATGAAGCCTATGAATCTCTAAAGAAGGTGCTTCCGTGGCGGCGCAGGAAGATTCAGGAGCTTCAAAACAAGATATGGCTTGCCGAGCATTTCAAGGAATGGCTTGTCGAGCTTGTGACGGCTGGCAAACAGGCAATGGATGCCCTGGACGGCAGGCCAGAGTGAAGACTGTAAGCATGACGCTCTTTTCAGGCCCGGCACCTAGCGAAAACTGGAACGTCTATTTCATTCACAAAAATGGCGGGCTATGTATAACCTGCCCTGAATGCGGGTTCATAACCGGGCCAGGGTTCAATGAAAAGATGAAAAGCGGCGAAGTATATAAATGCTATGACTGCGGTAAGTCGACGCGTTTAATCCTCAACTAATACCGGGGCTGCATCGCCCCTTTCGCTCTCGTCGGGAGACGTAGGCAAACATCCGTGGATGCCCTAGTGCGGATGCCCCTTGATGGAGTATTTATGACCGAAGCCACCCAAACGGGCGCAGAGGAAGCTCAGGCGACGCCGAACCCTCGCAACGCCGCCCTTGAACAGATCGCAAACACCGTAGAGGAACAGAAGAAAGAGGAATTCGCGCCTCTTGTTCCAGAAGGGTCTCAGGAAACACCGGCAGAAGAACCAGAAAAAGAGCCGGAGAAGGCACCGGAACCAGAGGCGAAGACAGAGGAACATGAGCAACAGGAAGAGCCCGAGAAGCCACAGGAGCGCCTTGTCACCATCAAAGTTGATGGGCGCGAAATGCAGGTTCCAGAATCACAGATCATCGAAGCAGGAAGGCGCACGCTGCAAAAGGAAGTCGCCGCAGACAAGCGACTTGAAGAAGCTACGCGCCTCCTGAGAGAAGCAGAAGCACGAGCCAAGCAACCACCCAAACAGGACGTTGCCCAAGCCCCGCAGCAGTATGACGCTGCGACACTAGCCCAAGCATTGACTTCGGGCGATCAACAACTGGCCGCACTTGCGGTCGAAGAAATCCAGAAGGCCGGACGCCAGCCACAGCAGGCCATCCCGCCGGAAGCTATTTTTGGATTTGTTCGCCAAGAGATCGAGGCCACTACGGCACAAGAGCAGTTCAAGTCGGAATACGCGGACATTGTGAAAGACCCGTTCCTACTTCAGCTTGCCGTGAATCTTGAAGACCAGCGATTAGCGAAAGTGGCGGCAGGCCAAGAGCCTGTCATACCGCTTTATGAGGCTTTCAAGCAACACGGCGAGACTATCAGGAAGTGGCGCGGCACTCAGACACAAGGCGAGACGCTATCCGAAAAGCGAGAACGCAAAGCGACCGTACAGACACTTCCGAGCGCGAAGGCCAAAGCGCCAGCGCCGGAATCGGAAAAACCCGAGACGACGGAAGACATCATTCAACAGATGCGCCGCGCTCGCAGACAAATCAAGTAAGGAGCAATCATGGCAGGTCAACTTTGGGCTACCAATAGCCTTGGCGGGTATTTTTACTCGCAAAATCTCAGCAAAGAGCTTCGGCAGGCTGTTCAGCCTACCGTGAAGTTCCGCCAATTTGCCGACGTGAAGGATGCGTCGCAACAAGGCAAGGGTAAGGGCGCGACCTTTACCTGGGACGTGGTTTCCAACGTGGCTACTCAAGGTAGCACCCTGACGGAAACCAACACGATGCCGGAAACCCAATTCACCATCACGCAGGGCACGCTGACCATTACCGAAGCCGGTAACAGCATTCCCTATTCCGGCAAGCTGGAAGACCTCTCGCAGTTCAGCGTCAAGAACACGGTTATGAAGGCGCTCAAGAACGACACCACCAAGGTTCTTGACGCGCTGGCTTATAACCAGTTCAACGCGACCCCGCTGCGTGTCGCCGGGACTTCCTCGACCACCATCACCCTTTCGACAGGTGGCACTTGCACCGCCACCAACAGTCAGGCATTCAACACCAACCACGCCAAGCTGATTGTCGATCTGATGAAGGAGCGCAACATCCCGGCGTACCAAGGCGACGACTACTACGCTATCGCCTGGCCGACGACCTATCGCACCCTGAAGAACTCTATGGAAACCCTCCATCAGTACACCCCGGAAGGTCTCCAGATGATTATGAACGGAGAAATTGGCCGTTATGAGAACGTGCGCTATGTGGAGCAGACCAACATCCCGAAAGGCGGTGCTGCTGATTCGACCACGTTCAACGCTCTCACCAATACGAGCGACCCGTGGAACGGCGGTTTCTCGGACTGGATTTTCTTCATGGGCGAAGACACGGTGGCGGAAGCTGTCGCTGTACCCGAGGAAGTCCGCGCCAAGGTTCCGACTGATTACGGGCGCTCCAAGGGTGTTGCCTGGTACTACCTGGGTGGATTTGGCATCGTCCATACCAGTGCGACGGAAGCCCGCGTGGTGAAATGGGATAGCGCCGTATGACACGTCGGCATTGACACACGGCGTTTAACAGGCAATAATGGAAATTCCATTCATCAAACCGCCTTCGGGCGGTTTTTCTTTTCGGCGGATCGGGCCTTCCCCCGCTGCCAAACTGCACCCGTAAAGGGAGGCTTTACGGGACAAGGAAAGAAACATGGCAACTAAGAATTTTGCTTACGACCACCCCGCTTATCAGGTTCCGTATGTCTTCAGCGGTTCTACCGCTGTTGGCGCTAACGGCGTTTCCACCAAGTTCGCCGCCTTTACCGCGATGAAGATCAAGGGAACCGTCATGGCCCCCAACGTGGCCAGCACGTCAGCCTCTCAGCCGGTGATGTACACAAAGAGCGGCACGGCGACTGCGACGACCACCTTGACCGCGCTGACCTCGGCGGCTACTGCGGCGATTGTCAATGACATCACCGACGTTACCCTTGCCCAAGGCGATCAGTTCTGGATTGCTCACGGCACGGACGCAACGGTTTCCCTGTCTGTGGCCATTCAAGCCGAACTGATTCCGGGCGCGGATATCTCGGCCTGATAGGTAGTTTGTTCAACGCGGGGGCTTCGGCCCCCGTTTCTTTTTGGAGCATAGATGACCTGGCGTATTGATGGGCCGCAAGGAAACGAATCAGCAAAGATCAAGTGGGATATCGTCGAATACACGAAAGGCAGGGGCTTAGACCTCGGCTGCGGGCCATTCAAGGCGTTTAGTCATTTCATCGGTGTCGATAACGGACATCATGCGCAAGAATTCGGCTGGAAGTACAAGCCGGATATCCATGTAGAGACGTGCGAAAAACTCGATTTATTCACGTCAAACAGCATGGATTTTGTGTTTTCCAGTCACTTGCTGGAACACATCAAGAAATACGAAGAAGCTCTGCGAGAATGGTGGCGTGTCGTCAAGATGGGTGGCTACCTGTGCTTGTACCTGCCGCACAAGAACTTCTACCCGAACATCGGAGAGAAAGGCGCTAACCCGGATCACAAGCACGACTTCCTACCGGAAGACATCATCAAGGCCATGCAGCATGTTCCGAACGCATGGGATTTGATCGTAAATGAAGAACGCAACGAGGGCGATGAATACTCGTTCTTCCAGGTCTATAAGAAGATCGGCGGGGCGAAGCTGAAAGAGTCATGGAAGGAACCCAAGCCCGCCAAGACGTGCGCTGTCGTTAGGTATGGCGCTTGGGGGGACTTGATGCAGGCTTCCAGTATCTTCCCCGGCCTCAAGGAACAGGGTTATCACATTACGCTGGTAACGGTTCCTAACGGATGGGACATCGTTAAGCACGATCCGCATATCGACCATGCAATCGTGCAGGATAAGGATCAGGTTCCAAATCAGGACTTGTCGGACTATTGGGAATGGATGGACAGTAAATACGACAAGGTAATCAACCTGTCTGAATCAGTCGAAGGGACTTTCCTAGCTCTCCCCGGTAGAGCGAATCACCGCTGGCCGCTTGAGATACGGCAAAAGTATCTGGACAAGAATTACCTAGAGTTTGCCCATGAGCTTGCGGGCATCCCCTACAAACCAGCGCAAAAGTTCTATCCGACATTGGATGAAAAGGCATGGGCTAGGAAGGAAAAGGATAAGAACAAAGGGCCGGTAATCCTCTGGTCGCTTGCCGGTTCTGGAGTCCATAAAACATGGCCCTATCTGGATCAGATCATCGCTAGGCTGCTCCTGACATACAAGGACGCAGTTATCTACCTAGTTGGCGACGTGCTTTGCCAGATGCTCGAATCCGGATGGGAGAAAGAGCCGAGAGTTATCAGGAAATCAGGAAAGTGGAGCATGCGCGAAACTCTGTCATTCGCCCAGATAGCCGATATGGTAATCGGGCCGGAAACCGGAGTATTGAACGCGGTAGCGTTTGAAGATGTGCCGAAGGTCATAACCCTTTCGCACTCATCCAAAAACAACCTGACGCGGGATTGGAAGAACGTCTATCCACTTACCCCGAAGAACACGGACTGCTACCCGTGTCATATTCTTCACTACGGGTACAAGTATTGCCGCAAGGATGAAGAAACCGGGTGCGCGGCGTGTCAGGTGGATATCACCGCCGATCAGATGTGGGAACAGATCGTCAAAATATTGGGTAAATAAATGGCTACTTCAGGCGTTACAACCTATTCATTGACTGAAACCGATGTAATCAGCGACGCGCTGCAATCCATTGGCGCGTATGCCGCTGGCGAAACAATCGGAACTGACGACTACGCGCTTGCCCGTCGCAAGCTGAACATGATCGTCAAGCAATGGATGGGGTCTTCTGACTTTGCGCCAGGTCTCAAGCTGTGGTCTAGGAAGCGGGGGTATCTGTTCCTGCAAACCGGGCAGGCAGTCTATACGCTCGGCCCATCCGGTAATAACGCAACATCTTCCTATGTCTCAACGACACTTAGTGCGGCAGAGGCGAGTGGGCAGACCGTCATCAGCCTGACCTCAATTACCGGAATTTCAGCAAGTGACTATATCGGGATCGTCATGGATAGCGGGGCGATCCATTGGACTACCGTCAGCGGATCGCCGAGCGGCGGGACGGCGACGATTGCCTCAGCCCTGACCGGTGACGCGGCATCCGGTAATAAGGTATATGCCTACACCACAAAGGTACGCAAGCCGCAAGAGATTCTAACCGCCGTACTGAGGGACAACAACGGAGTGGATTCGTACTTCGATCCCTTCATGTCCCTAGAAGACTATGAGGGCATCAGCGACAAGGCCAGCGACGGCGACCCGTCAGGCTGGTATTTTGAAGACGGAATCACGAATGCCACGGTGTATCTAGACCGTGAGCCGAATGACGTAACGAAGGTCATCCGCTTTGTTTTCCTGTCTCCGGTGGAAGACCTTACCACCACGACCGACACCATAGACTACCCGCAGCAATGGTATCGGCCCTTGTGCGCTCAGTTGATGCTGGATTGCGCTCCGGCCTTTGAGAAGACCGTTAAGCAGGAATGGGTCATGCAGCGTGACGAATCGTTACGCATTGCGCGCAACGCGAACCCGGAAACCTGCGATGCGTTCTATCAGCCGAACGAAGAATGAGAATCCCCCTAGTCCCCGATGCCGACTCTAGGGACGGCACCAGCAACAAGGACGAACGCCTTACCAATGTTCTTGTGGAACAGGATAGCGTGATGCTGGCATGTGTGCGGCCTGGGCTGAATACCATATCGGCAAACTCCGGCGCGGGGAGTGGCGTGGTTTGCTTCTCTGGAACATTGATTAGTGTGTTCGGGACGGCATTGGGTCATGGGAATACTCCAGCGTCAATTTCAACCGTAGTGAATGGCATGTACGATTTCGCGCAAATACCATGAGACTGCCAGTAATCGGAAACATCAGCACGAAAGACGGCGCGACTAACAAGAATGCGCGGCTTACTAACATGCTTGCTGAGCAGAAGAAGAACGGAACCACGTTGGCGACTGTAAGGCCGGGGCTGAATGGGCTGGCGACATCAAGCGGGGATGGAAACAACCTTGTTTGCTTTGGCGGGGAGTTGGTGAATATCTACGGAAATACTGTGTATAGGATGGATGCAGAGGGTGGTGGCTCTTATAACGACCCGCAGACCATAGGTCTTAAGCGTTATTTTTTCTGGGAATCAGTCGGCGCTCACGTTGATTCGCTTGTTATAACAAAAGGTGAGGCTCGATATGATTCAAATTATTCGCCATCGTGCCCACTTGGTGCGAGCGATCCGCTGTGGGATAACGTAGTCCTTTACCTTGCTTTTGAAGGCGCAGATGGCAGTACAACAATAACAGACGCAAAAGGGCATTCAATCACCAATAGCGGACTAGAAATAGATGCAGCGCAATACGCCTGCGGAAGTTCGTCATTGCTGCTTGATGGAACAGGCCAGATATCACTTTCTGCATATAGCTCTGATTTCGATTTTGGAACCGGAGATTTTTGCATTGAGACAAAAGTCAGGTTCTATGACATTAATGATTATGATTGGGGAGCGGTTGATTTCAATTTTGTAATATTTTCTACTCTATCTGGCCCAATCGAGGGATATGCCTTTGGAATTGGGTCGTCTATTGGCGATAGCTCGTCTGTTGATACGATTTTTTTCGCGTATGGAGGAGCGATAATCGCAACAGGATTTATTGATCCGCTAGCAAACGGAACATGGTATTCCTTTGCAGTATCAAGAAAGGATGGGATTGTCAGACTGTTTTTTGATGGAGAGGTAATTACAGAAATTGATACTGCCGTCTATACACAAACAAACATCGGCACAGTAACCGACAACTTCTTCGACTTCGCCCTAATCCCATGAGCACGCTATTCCTCAAAACCAAGACCGCCGCGTACTACATGACGCTGAGTCCTAACCAGTTGCTCTATTCACAACTGCTGAGTAACGCGGCATGGACTGCAACGAACATGACGCGGACTGCCGGACAGACCGATCCTAGCTCCGGGACGGATGCCTTCACGCTCACTGCTACAGGTGCTAACGCAACGCTGCTGCAATCCGTCACGCTGACCGACACGCTACAGCGCACGTTCTCTATCTACCTCAAGCGCAAGACAGGGACTGGGAATATCTATATCACCGTGGATGGGGCTACCTACTCAGTCGAAACGACGACAGGATCATGGGCGCGGTTCGATACCACGCTGACCGCATCTGGAACCGTAACGGCTGGCGTGAAGATCACCACCAGCGGCGACGAGGTTTATGCGGCATGGGCCATGCTGGAGGACGGTGATACTGCATCGACCTACTCCGAGACTGCCGCGAACCGCTACACAGTGACGCAAGTTACTGACGCTGATTACCCTGCGAACACGGTTCGCGGCTGCGCGTACCTTGACGGGCGGATTTTCGTGATGACGCAAGCCGGGGAGATTTACCAGTCGGCCATCGAAGACCCGGCAACATGGGCCGCGCTGGACTTCATTCAATCGCAAAACGACCCGGATCAGGGCGTTTTCCTAGCCAAGTATCAGGAGTACATCGTCGCGCTAAAGGAACGTGCTACCGAGTTCTTCTATGACGCCGCGAACGCTTCCGGCTCTGTCCTGTCGCCAGTTTCAAACATGGCTTTCCAAGTCGGATGCGCCCATGAGAATTCAGTCAAGGAAATGGCTGGAACGCTGGTTTGGCTCGGACAGACGAAAGACGGATTTGGAAGGGGCGTCTATCGCCTGAGTGGTGGGCAACCAGAGAAGATCAGCACACCGCATATTGATAAGATTCTCGACACTGACGATCTTGCCATCGTCTATTCGTGGTCTGCCAAGGTAGGGGCGCACGTCCTGTATGGGATCACGCTAGGAACCTCTGGCTTCACGCTGGTCTATGACTTCTCTACTAGCTTGTGGTCATTCTTCACTTACCTAGCGGTTAGCGGCGGAACGACGGCGATCACGGCGATCAGCGCAGACGGTGCCGTAACCTCGACCGCTCACGGCTATTCAGACGGCAACATCATCAAGGTAGCCGCAACCAATGCCGACTTCAACGGCTGGCATGTGGTGACGAACGTATCAACAGACGGATACAACATCCAGGCCACCGGGACGGCTTTCAGCGGCTCAGGCACGGCACAGCGATACACAGAGACGTACTTCCCGGTCATCGCCTCCACGGCCTGCGGCGGGCGGCAATGGATGCAGGACGCCACGTCTGGGGCTTTGTACGAATTCGACCAAGACATTTACGCCGACGAAATCGGGGCAACGTCAGCACGGATCAGGACGCCGAAGATCGACAATGGCACGGCGGGATTCAATACCATCGGTCAGGCTGAACTCGTTGGCGACAAGATCGCCTCTTACGCATTGCTCCGTTGGACGGATGACGATTACGTTACCTACTCTAAATTCAGAACGATTGACCTTGACCTTGAAAGGTCAAGAACCCGCAGGCTCGGCAATTTCTCGCGCCGTTCGTTTGAAATTCTCCATGTGAAGGATGCAAACTTCCGCATGGAGGCTTTGGAAGTGGAAGGAAGCTAAAATGGCTTTTCAAAACAATTACAGCGGCTGGTCTCCAGAGATTGCGCAATATGTTTCCCAAGTGTCGTCTAGCACCGGTGGCCTCGGAATGTATCCGACACAGGAACAGCGCAACTTATTTGACCGACAGCAAAACCTCCTATCAAGCACGAGGAACGCAATAGAATGGGCCAATCAGCAGCGCATGACCGACCCTGCCTATTGGGCGCAAGCATTCGGTGCAAGTGGTGGTGGGAGTGTAGGCAAACCGGTCTATCAGGACACCGCAGGAGCTTATCGCAAAAGGCTGAATTCCCTTATGGATAACCCGGATTCAATCGCCAACACCGGGGCCTATAAATTCGCCTTCAACCAAGGGAACGAAGCCATCAACCGGAACCTTGCCGCAAGAGGATTGCTGAAAAGTGGGAACAGGCTTACTGAACTAACCAAGTTCGGACAAGGACTGGCCTCGCAGCAATACGGCGCGGAAATGGATCGGCTTTCCAATCTCGTCAATTCCACCAGAAGCGGAGATATTGCGAAGTATGGAGCGGATGCGAACCTGTACGGAACCGAACTTCAAGGCCAGAACCAGCTTAAGGCGATGATGATGAAAAACTCCATGGACATGATGAAGCGTTACATGGCCCCCGGGACTCATTACACAGCAGCAGGCATTGTGAATAGGTGGGATTGAGGATACGCCATGAACCCTAACTACCTGTATGACCTCGCCAGACAACAGCCCTTACGTTCCGATCTATTTGACCCAGAGGGCGTCCCGCAGACTCTCTCCGGCTTGATTGCGATGGAAAACGCACGCCTGTATGCGCCGTCTCAATTCAACTTTACCCCGCAGATGGCGCAGGGATTCGACCAGCAGGCGGCGCGCGGGCAGGCGGATTTGGCGAAATGGGCGGAGCAGGTTGAAAAGAATCGGATGGAAAGGCAGAAATTCAACCTGCAAATGGCGCAATTCCAAAAAGGCCCAGACCCCTATTTCTCTCCTATCCAGACGGCGCAAGGCGTTTTCTCATTCAATGCCCGCACCGGAAAAATGGAACCCGTGCAAGTCGGCGGGCAGAATGTTGTCGGGGCAGCAGCCGACCCAAATCTGCAAGGAAAGATTGCCGGGGCTAAACAGAAGGGCGAGTCAGAGGCCAAGCGCGAATTCAATATGGGCGGCGTTGGCGGCATCATCGGAGAAGCCGACCGAATTCTGAGAGAAGGCAAGGCGACCAGTAGCGTTATCGGTCGGGGTGTTGATATTGCCGGATCGATAATCGGAGCAAGCCCGAAAGGAGCTGCGGAAGCGGATCAGTTGAAAGTATTGGGAGGGTATCTTGTTTCCAAGATGCCGCGCATGGAAGGCCCGCAGTCAAACTATGACGTGCAAAACTACAAGGAAATGGCCGCAGATATTGGGAACCCGACATTGCCGCTTGAGCGCAGGATTGCCGCTCTCGATACGCTGAAGGGGATCGTTTCAAAGTACGATCAGAGTGCGCCAGTTATGCCGGAAACGCCCAAAAAACAAAACGCAAACCTATCATCGCAGGATATGCAAGCCCTGGATTGGGCCATGAAGAACAAGGCCGATCCTAGAGCGCAGCAGATCATGCAAAAGCTAGGAATCCGGTAATGGCCTTCGATCCCGACAAGTATTTGCAGGGTGGCGGGGGATTCGACCCGGATGCTTATCTTGGCATTCCTGCTCAGAAAGACTCGAACATGGTTGCCGATGTAATCGGAGGGGCCGTGCGTGGTGCTGGCTCAATCGGAGCTACCATTCTCGCCCCCATAGATGCCGCAGCGCGTGCTGTTGGGATCGAAAACGAATTCATTGGGCGCAGGGATCGCCGTCAGGCAATGGACGAAGCATTGCGCGGGATGGGCGTTGATACCGATTCAATGGCATTCAATGCCGGAAAGATTGGTACGGAAATCGCCGGGACATTGCCTATCGGTGGCGTGTTGGCTAAAGGACTTAGGCTTGTCCCCGGCGTTGCTTCAGCCGCGCCTAAACTCGTTAGCGCGGTAGAGTCTGGGGGATTTACTCTAGGCTCTCCGGCTGCAACAACGCTTCTAGGCAAGGCTGGCGATCTTGGTTTGCGTACCCTTGGCGGGGCGGCTGTTGGCGGCGCTGCGGCTGGTATGGTTGATCCTGAGTCCGCAGGAACGGGTGCGGCTATCGGCGGGGCGTTGCCGGGTGCGTTAAAGGTTGCTGGCGGTCTAGGAAAGGCGACCGGGTATGTCGGCAAGAAGCTTGTCGGCGGAATGACAGGTGTAGGTGATGAAGCTTTATCGACAGCCTACAAAGCAGGACGAGAGGGCAATCGGACTTTCTTGGAGAACATGCGCGGGAAAGCCGATATGACGGACGTTCTTGACGATGCCAAATCGGCCCTAGACAACATGCGGGTTGCCAAGAACGAAGCCTATAACTCCGGCATGGTGGATATTCGCGGCGACAAGTCCGTACTTGGCTTCGACGGAATCGACAAGGCGTTAAAGACCGGATTCAACCGCGTTTCGTTCAAGGGCAAAACGGTGGATCAAAAAGCCGCTGGATACCTTGATGAAGTCATGGAATCAGTCAATGAGTGGAAGGGGCTTAACCCCGGAGAGTTTCATACCCCGTCTGGAATGGATGCACTAAAGCAGAAGATCGGCGCTACCCTCGAAAGCATTCCGCTTGAGCAGAAGAACGCCCGCGCCATCGTTGGGGAAATCTACAATTCAGTAAAAAACGTCATTACCAAAGACGCCCCAAAGTATGCCGAAGTGATGAAGGATTACTCGCAAGCTTCCGAACTAATCAACGAAATCCAGAGATCGTTAATCGGTGGAAAGCGTGCATCTGCTGACGCTTCCATGCGCAAGCTTCAATCCCTGATGCGCAACAACGTGCAGACTAACTACGGCAACCGGCTAGACCTCGCAAAAGAGCTAGCTGACAAGGGCGGAAAGGACGTTTTGCCGGGTGTAGCCGGACAGGCCATGCAAGAACTTCTCCCGCGTAGTTTGTCTGCCAGAATCGGCGGGGTGGGGCTTGGTATGTCTGCTGTGGCTAATCCTGCATTGTGGGCCGTTGCGCCGTTCGCGTCTCCTCGCCTGATGGGCGAGGCGTTGTATGGCGCTGGCCGGGCCGGTGGCGCGACAAAGAACGCCCTTGCCGAACTGATTGCAAAAGGGGTTCCGGTAGAGGTTCTACAGGCGCTGGCCAAGCCCAATCCTCAGCTACAGGCGATTAAGACTATCGCCCCTGCGGTTACTTTAGGAACGCCTTGAAGAACCCGTAGAGGAAGGCCAGAACAACAAGAATCCAGAACTTGGCCCACATGAAGTCAATGAAGTCCATGTAATCAACATACACCATTTAACACATTCCTTCAAGCCGCCTAGAGCGGCTTTTTTATTTTGGGGACATGATGGCTCAACAACCTCTAAGCCCCCCGCCGTCAGTATCAACAGGGGCGACGTTTGATAGATGGCTATATCGCCTCTACAAGCGTGTTTCTTCTGCAACACAAATCGCATGGGATCAATTGATCCTCCCTTCGGCAGCGAAGAATACGTTTCTGGCTGGCCCGACTTCCGGGGCGGATGCGCAAGCGGCTTTCAGGGCGATCAGTTCAGCAGACCTGCCTAGTTCTTTCGTCAATGTGGTTTGGGGTACTCCAGACGCAGAATCAGGCGATGCAATTGAAATACAGGCAACGGTTGAAACGCTCGACGGATCGGCTTACTCGACCGGTCTTGTCGCCGTACAAGTCACCGTTTCGGATTCCGCTGCCGATAACGAGCCTTCTTCAACCGCAACGCTTTCCGCTGCTAGTACCCCGGTTGGTACTTTGCTTGCCGGATCAGGAACAGCAACGGCTGTGTTTCTCACGAACGCATCCGGCGCTTTCAAGGTGAAGGTATCGGAGACCTCGGCGGGGTCTAGGTATCTGTGGGTCAAGGCGGGCGGGCATTGTCAATTGTTCGTCAAGGCAAAAGACGGAATACAGCAACTAACCTTTGCATAGGTGAAGCATGGCAACTAAAAAACTCGGCTCAACCAAACTTACCGACACGCTGCTTGTTACATCGGTAAACCTCGCTTCGGAAGTAACGGGGAATCTACCTGTTACAAACCTTAACAGCGGCACCAGCGCAAGCGCGTCGACATACTGGCGTGGTGACGGCACTTGGGCTTCCCCGTCAGGATCGGGAACCGTCAATAGCGGGACTCAATACCAGCTTGCCTATTATGCGACCACCGGAACCGCCGTAAGTGGGTTGACCTCTGCAAACAGTTCGATTCTCGTTACCAACGGTTCCGGCGTACCGGCGTGGGGAACCGATATCCCCACGGCGGTAACGATTGGAAGCTCTTATATCTACCGCGCTGGCGGAACGGATGTTCCTGTCGGTGATGGCGGAACCGGCCTTTCGTCTGGTTCCTCTGGCGGAATCCTCTACTTCTCTGCCGGGTCTACTTTGGCGTCCTCGTCTGCGCTAACTCAATATGCGCTTGTTGTTGGTGGCGGGGCTGGTGGTGCGCCTTCTACCCTGGCGTCAACCGGAACGTCCACAACCATCCTTCACGGCAATGCTTCCGGCAATCCCACATGGGGGCAAGTTGTAATCGCTGATATGGCTGACGCCATTCAGGATTTGTTCGGCTACGTCGAATGGGGCGCGGCTGGGGCCGAATCGGGGAACGTCATCGAGGTTTCGGCAACAGTCAAAGACCTTGCCGGGAACGCCATTGCTGCGGCCACAACCGAAGTGGAGGTCATGGTATCCGACTCTGCAACAGATGCCGAGCCATCAGCAACGGCCACTCTGCAAGCTGCCGGATCGCCCGTTGGGACAATCCTCTCAGGCTCTGGAACCGCTACCGCGACGTGGAGAACATCCGCATCGGGGACATTTACTGTAGCCGTGTCAGAAACCAGCACCGGGGCGCGTTATTTGTGGGTGCGGCAGGGGAGAAACTCGCAAGCGTGGGTCAGGGCAAGCGCGTCGCCTAAGTCAACTGGAGCCTTCGCCTAATGACAAAAAAGAAGCTCGGCAGCGTAAAGAATACTGACGAGGTTGTAATCACCGCATGCGATCTTGCCAATGACGTAACTGGAACCCTCCCCGTAACGAATGGCGGAACCGGTCAGACCACCTACACCAATGGCCAACTGCTGATCGGCAATACAACCGGCAACACGCTGACGAAAGCCGCACTGACGCAGGGAACCGGCATCACGATTACGAACGGGGCCGGTTCGATCACCATAGCTTCCTCGATGTCTGGATCGGATTACGTCGCCAAGGCCGGGGACAACATGACCGGCGTCCTAGAGCTAAACGAATCCGCGCAGATCGGCGCATCTGCTACCACTGATTTGGGAACAGCAACAGGTAACACGGTGACGATAGCCACGACTTCGGCTTCGTATGCCAGTAAGTCAATGTCTGTATCGAGCCAGGACGACACACCGACCGGCCTCTCCTTCTCATCTGACGGCACCAAATGTTATGTAGTAGGCATCACCAACGACACCGTATATCAATACACATTAAGTACTGCATGGGATATTTCGACAGGTAGTTATGCAAGCAAATCAATGTCGGTATCTAGTCAGGAAACTAGCCCAGTCGGCCTCTCCTTCTCGTCTGACGGCACCAAATGTTACGTCATAGGTTACGACAACGACACCGTATATCAGTACACCCTTAGTACGGCATGGGACATTTCGACGGGGAGCTATGCCAGCAAATCAATGTCGGTAACCAGCCAAGAAACTAGCCCGCGCGGTTTAGCATTCTCATCTGATGGAACAAAGTGCTATGTAGTAGGCACCACCAACGACACCGTATATCAGTACACCCTTAGTACGGCATGGGACATTTCGACGGGGAGCTATGCCAGCAAATCAATGTCGGTAACCAGCCAAGAAACAACCCCACAAGGTTTAG